AACTGAATCAATTGAACAAAGTTGTTCTCCAAAAGTTCTCATCAAGACAAGCCTACACTTTTATTAAGGGTCAGTATGTTCCAATAATCATGAACAATATCTCTGATGAATCTCAGATGACTTTGGATGCGAGAAAATATTATATTCAGAGCTATGACTTCACCATGTTGGGATATCTAATAGATGAGGAAGAGTTCCAAGTAAAGCCTGCCATTGCGAGACTTGCACAAGTTGTCGAAGTTGATACTTCTTTATTTAAATCAAGAAGAAAAAAATATCCAGAAAACCCGTCGGAGTTTTTATCCAACTTTCTTTATGTTAGTGGTGTTACAAGTTTGTCTGAAATAATTGATTTTACTGCAGACATGACTTGGATTGGGTCAGAAAATATTTCTAACTTTGATGTTTATATAAATGGAGATTATTATGGTTCAAATGTTAATAAGATTCAAATCACAACAAATGATACTTTAACAATATCTGTAACCAAAAATGATAACACTCAGGAGGGATTAATTAAGTTTGATTGTAACTTAGTTTAATTTTCACCGTAGACATCTTTCTTTTCCTTACACTTCTCGATAATAAGATTTTCAAGAAACTTATAAATTTTTATTCCCCTCTTATCACAGTATTTTTTCAATATATCGTGGGACTCAGGTGATATCTTTATGTTCTTTATTTCCTTCTTTGTTTTCATAGGCAGAAAAAAGGTAGAATTTATTCTCCCTGTTTACAAATAGATATCTAAAAGTCAAGTTTTTTCAATCAGATATGAATATTTATCAATAAAATAAATCTGCAAAGAACAATTTTATAATGGCAACACAAGTAAATCAAAAAGTATATGTATCACCTGGAGTTTATACCTCCGAGACAGATTTGTCCTTCGTGGCACAAAGTGTCGGTGTAACTACATTAGGTTTGGTTGGTGAGACAATTAAAGGTCCAGCATTCGAACCAATTTTCATCACGAATTATGACGAGTTTCAAGCCTATTTTGGCGGAACAGAACCAACAAAATTTGTGAATACACAAATCCCAAAATATGAAGCGGCTTATATAGCTAAGTCATACCTACAACAATCTAACCAATTATTCGTCACAAGAATTCTTGGATTGTCTGGTTATGATGCGGGTCCTTCATGGAGTATCAAAGTTAAAGCAAACGTTGACCCAACAACAATTGGATTCAACCCTGCAACACCAACTCCTTGGTCTGTGAATTTTACATTCAATTCATCGGCTAACACAATCACATTTGGAAGTGCATTCCCAACACCAATTCAAAGTAATCTAACAGAACAATATAGAATGTTCGATGGAAGTACTTCCAATATTCAAGCAGATATCATAGGATTTATTAACGACATTATTGCGAACAACAGTGTTTCAGGTAATACAGGTAACATTTATGGTACATTACCTGAAGGTGATTTTTACGCTTTTTTAGCACAGTATCCTAATCTTAACAACGTTTATGATACTAATAGTATGAACGTTGCGGCTAACGACTTAACTGATTCTGATAACGACGCTTGGTACTACGCAAACTTTGATAACTACAGTGGAGATAACTACTCGGGTTATTCAATGGATTATGTAGTAACTGCAATCGCATCTGGAGCAAGTTCAACATATACTGGTACTTTATCAGGTAATGTTTATAATTGGTCAGGTACAGCATTTACAGATTACAACAACATGGTTGTTGCAACACTTCGTTCAAGAGGTATTTCTCTTTTTGAAAATAGTTCTACAAGTAATGCTCACGGACCAATTTATGAAGTTAACTCAGGTGGAACAGTTGCAGGTTTAAGTGCACTTACAATGGTATGTAGTGGACAATATTCAGGAGTGACTAAAAATCCTTATGAAACATTCTTACTTTCAGGTGTAACCAAAGATAATGATACTTTCAGTTTCGAATTATCATTAGCAGCGGCTTCATCTAAATTTATAACTAAAGTTTTAGGTTTCGATAACTTCGGTAAGTCAAGACAAGAAGTTCCTGTTTATGTTGAGGAAGTTTACCCATCGTCTTTAGCTTACGCATACAATCAAAGTTACATTCGTGGATTAGATTGTGAGTTAATCGGATTACCAGGAGCGCGAACAGAAGATTCAAGTTCAATCGCTTACAACTTAGAAAAGTATCAATCACCTATGACTCCATATTTGGTTTCAGAATTGAGAGGTAATAAGGTATACAAATTATTCAGATTTATTTCAATATCTGACGGAGACGCAGCAAACGTTGAAGTTAAAGTTTCAATCGCTAACCTTTCTTTCAATAACATGACTTTTGATGTTCTTGTTAGAAATTTCTTCGATACAGATGCTAATCCAATAGTGATTGAGAAATTCACTAACTGTAACATGGACCCTAACTCTAACAACTTTGTTGCTAAGAAGATTGGTTCATCAAATGGTGAATACGCTCTTATTTCAAAATACATAATGGTTGAGATGTCTGATGAAGCTCCAATTGACGCATTACCTTGTGGTTTCTACGGTTACACACAAAGAGAATATGCTTCAGTATCGAACCCTTCACCTGTACCTCAATTCAAAACAAAATATTATTTCCCTGGTGAAACAATTGCTAACCCACCGTTTGGTACACCAAATGGAGATAACTCAGTTGAGTCTCCTGGTGATGTAGTTAGAAGAACTTATTTAGGTTTTTCTACATCAATAGGTATTGATGAATCTTTCTTAACATATAAAGGTAAACAAAATCCTCAAAGCTGGATTTTAGCACCAGCACCTGTTGAAGGTGCATCTTGGAACTACCTAAGTAAAGGTTTCCACATGGACTCAGGAGCAACAGTTGTATCAATTGCTAATTCATATCAAACAAGTGGTAGTCCAGCATTTGAGTGTGGAGTTGCAGACTTCAGATTCGACCCAGAGACTCAAGAAAATCCTTACTACTTCATTTACTCAAGAAAATACACAGTATGTTTTGCAGGTGGATTCGATGGTTGGGATATCTACAGAGAATATAGAACAAATGCGGATAGATTCCAACTTGGAGCTTCAGGTTACTTAGCAGGAGCTGCGGTTTCTACAAGATACCCGACAGCGACAGGTCAAGGATTGTTCAAGAGAATTGTAGTTGAAAACAACACACAAGATTTTGCAAACACTGACTACTACGCTTACTTACTTGGTATTCTTTCTTTCAGAAATCCCGAAGCGACAAATATCAACGTATTTGCAACTTCAAGTATAGATTACGTTAATAACTCAAACTTGGTTGAAGAAGCGATTGATATGATTCAATTCCAAAGAGCGGATTCGGTTTACATTGCTACAACACCTGACTATCAGATGTTTACACCAGATGGAACAAGTTCACTAGACATTATCTACCCTCAAGAAGCGGTTGATAATTTGGATAATACAGGAATCGATTCTAACTACACAGCAACTTACTACCCATGGATACTTGTGAGAGATACTGTTAACAACACACAAATTTACTTACCACCAACAGGTGAAGTTTGTAGAAACTTAGCGTTAACAGATAACATTTCATTCCCATGGTTCGCATCAGCGGGTTACACAAGAGGTCTTGTTAACTCAATCAAAGCGAGAGTTAAGTTGACTCAAGAAGATAGAGATACTCTTTATCAAGGTAGAATCAACCCAATCGCAACTTTCGCAGACGTAGGAACTGTAATTTGGGGTAACAAAACACTTCAAGTGGCAGATACAGCACTCAACAGACTTAACGTTAGAAGATTGTTGTTACAAGCTCGTAAGTTGATTTCAGCGGTTGCGGTAAGATTGTTGTTCGAACAAAACGACCAAGTAGTTAGACAACAATTCTTGGATAGTGTAAACCCAATCCTTGATTCAATCAGAAGAGATAGAGGTCTTTACGATTTCCGTGTGACTGTATCATCTTCACCTGAAGACTTGGATAGAAATACATTAACAGGTAAAATTTATCTTAAACCAACGAAGGCGTTAGAATTCATAGATATTGAGTTCTTCATCACACCAACAGGTGCTTCGTTTGAAAATATCTAATAAAAACGGGGGGACCAGTTCCCCCCATTTTTTAGCCAAATAGAATGAAAAAAGAATTCACAGAAGGGTTCAAAGACGAGAAAACCCCAGACTTAAAATATTACGCTTTTGACTGGGACGATAACATTGTGCACATGCCAACCAAGATTGTTCTTAAAGATAAGAAGGGAAAAGAAGTAGGTATGTCCACAGAAGACTTTGCGGAGTTCAGACACGAGGTTGGAAAAAAAGATTTCGATTACAACGGTCATACAATTGTGGGATATGCAGAAAATCCATTTAGAAACTTCAGAACAGAGGGAGATAAAGACTTTTTGATTGATTCGATGAAAGCCAAAGTGGGACCAGCATTTAATGATTTTAAAGAAGCGATTAATAATGGTTCGATTTTTTCTATAATTACAGCCCGTGGTCACAACCCTGAAACACTAAAACAAGCGGTATACAATTACATTGTGAATGACTTCGAAGGTATTTCAAAAGACGAACTTATTAAGAATCTTAAAAAATATAGGTCTTTCTTAGGCGAAGATGAAATGTCGGACAAAGAATTAATCGATTCATATTTGTCCCTCAACAAATACCACCCCGTTTCTTTTGGAGACGAAAAAGGGGCGACAAATCCTGAAGAGGCGAAGGTGAAAGCGATGAACGATTTCGTGGATTATATCAAAGGTATGGCTGCGATACTTAATAAAAGAGCCTGGTTAAAAAATGATATAGGAAATAAATTTGTTCCTACTAAACCTCTTATTGGTTTCTCTGATGATGACCCTAAGAACGTAGAAGTAATGAGAAAAGCATTTAAAGATAAACCAGATAATTTAGTAAAAACTTATTCTACTGCTGGAGGAATTAAAAAGGAAGTGCAATAAATGTACTTTTTTTAAAAATTGAAGTAAATAGAAAAATTTTCGATATACCTATATTTATATCATATAAACACTGAAAACAAAAATTTAATAATATGGCTGATTTACTGATGAAAATGCCGATACCTTACGAACCGAAACGTCAGAATCGATTCATCTTAAGGTTTCCTTCAAGTTTGGGGATTAATGAGTGGTTTGTAGAGACCGCGGCAAGACCTTCTATCAAAATCGCAGCAACTGAAATTCAGTTTCTTAATACATCAACTTTCGTTGCGGGTAGATTCAATTGGGACCCAATTTCTGTGAAGTTCAGAGACCCAATCGGTCCATCAGCAGCTCAAGCACTTATGGAATGGGTTCGTCTTCACGCTGAATCTGTAACAGGTCGTATGGGATACGCTGCGGGTTATAAAAAAGACATCGACCTTGAGATGCTTGACCCAACAGGTGTGGTAGTTGAAAAGTGGATTCTTTATGGAACATTCCTAACTGATGTTAACTTCGGTGCATTAAGTTACGCTACAGACGCACTTGCAGATATCACTTGTAGTTTGAGAATGGACAGATGTGTGTTAGTTTACTAATACTATATACAAAAATTTAAAACCTTTTATATTTAACCGTAAAGACATAAACTTTACGGTTATTTTTTTTATATGGACGAACAATCAAGACAATACGGTCAACAAAATTTGACCCTTCCCCACGACATGGTACAGTTACCCTCGGAGGGACTTTTTTATAAAAACAAAAAGAAAGCGGTTAAGGTGGGATACCTCACAGCGGCTGACGAAAACATTCTTATGGGTGGAGGTTTAGACCTTACATATAATTTACTTAGAAGTAAGTTGTATGAACCAGATATGAAAATTGAAGATATGTTGGAAGGTGACGTTGAGGCTATTTTGGTATTCTTAAGAAACACAGGCTTTGGTCCTGAGGTTGAACTTAATTTAGTGGACCCTCAAACAAAGAAACCATTCAAAACAACTGTTGTTTTGGACCAACTATCAATTGTTAAAGGACAAACTCCAAGTGATGACGGAACATTTATTGTAACACTTCCAAAGTCAGAAGCGACTGTTAAGTTAAAACCAATGACTTATGGAGACATTAATGAGATTCAAAAAATGATTGATTCTTATCCTCAAGGTAGAACGGCTCCAAGAGTTACGTGGAGACTTAATAAAGAAATCGTAGAAGTGAACGGAGTTACCGATAGAGCTGAAATTGTTAAATTTGTTGAATCAATGCCAATTGGAGATTCCAAATTTATCAGACAATTTATGAACCAAAATGAACCAAGACTGGATATGACCAGAGAAGCAATAGCCCCATCAGGAGAAAAACTAACAGTAAATGTTGGTTTCGGGGTGGAGTTTTTTCGTCCTTTCTTCTGATTATAGAAAAGGGCAAATAGACGAATTCTATTATCTTAACAGATTATTGGGAATTACTTGGACGGATTTTGAAAAAATGCCGTTGTTTGTTAGAAAATATTTGTTAGATAAATGGCTTGAAGATAATAAGAAGGACTGAAAAATCAGTCCTTTTGTATTTATATAACATATGGCAAAAGATAATTTTAACTTTGGTGAGGGTACACAGAATAGTGATGATATAGGTAGTTTTGGTGAAAACCTCAAAAAGATGCTTAACATCGGTGTGAGGGATTTTGCCGACGCCATAACAAGACTCACCGACGGAGCTAACCAAATCAACAAAACCTTTACTCAAGGTAGACAAAGAATTGTTGAATTACAACAATCAATTGCTGATACAGTTCCTGGTGTAAACCGAATCGGAGGTAGCTTACAAGATGTTACTGGTACAATAAATAAAATTGCAGAAGCTTCTAGAAGGAACGTAATTGCGAATAGCCGAGATGTCGAAAAACTTGTTGCAGCTAATAAGGTATTAAATGAAGACGCAGAAGTTTTAACAAACGCATTCCTTGATGTTGGAATGAGCGTTAGCCAGATTGGTCCTCAATTAGAAGAGTCAATTAAGTATGTTCAAAGTATAGGTGGTAATGCGTCTGAGGTTGTGAAGATGATGAGAACCAATATGGACCAACTCAATCGTTATCAGTTCGAGGGAGGAGTTCAAGGGTTAACAAAAATGGCTGCTCAGGCGTCTATGTTGAGGTTCGACATGAACGAAACCTTTAGACTAGCGGACAAAGTTCTTTCTCCCGAAAACGCAATTGAAGTAGCATCAGCCTTCCAAAGATTGGGGGTTTCCGCTGGCAACCTTGTTGACCCATTCCAATTGATGAACCAATCAATCAATGACCCATCAGGTCTACAAGATAGTTTGGCTCAAGTATCAAAACAGTTTACTTATTTTGATGAGAAAACAAAGTCTTTCAAAATTAATCCACAAGGTGTGATGATATTGAAAGAAATGGAAGCTCAAACAGGTGTAAGTGCCAAAGAAATGAGTAAGATGGGATTAGCCGCCGCGGAACTTGATAAGAGGTTATCTGCAATAAGTGCCGCAGGACTTAAGGTTGGTAGTGAAGAAGACAAACAGTTCTTGGCTAATATCGCCAAAATGGGTGAGGGAGGTGAATACGAAGTTCAAATTAAAGACGATAGAGGACAACAACAAACAAAAAAACTATCGGAAATAACCCAACAAGAATTTGATAAACTAATCAAAGAACAAAAAGAAGGACCTCAAACCTTAGAAGAGTTGGCAAGAAGTCAAATGAATTTAACTCAACTCATGGAATCTGACGTATCTGCAATCCGAAACAAGATAGTTGGTGGTGTTGCATCTGCGGCTCCTATAGGAAGAGGCATGGAGGGTTTAAGACAAATCACAGATGCGATTGGTGGGGCACTTACTAATGTGAAAGATGGTGTTGTTGGAGACGTTAGGGGAGGTACTGAAAAGTTCATATATGGTACAGAGAAATTCCAAAAAGATTTCATGGACCCCAATAAGAACAAATTACAAGTACTTCAGGAATACGGAAAAGAGTTTGGAGACACTTTGAAGTCTATGGGTGTTAACATCATGGACAAATTAAAAGTTGTATCAGCAGAAGCGAAAAAAAATATCAAAGGGGACGATGTATTTTCAAGAACAGCATCAGGATTATTAAGTAAGGTTCCAGCTTCAAGTACTGACGTAA